GCGCGGAGTTTCGCGACTTGGGCTTGTTTGGACGACATAATTTTGAATTTAATGGCGAATTCGTGATCGACGTCAATGGATTTAAGACCGTCTTCAATCTCTCGGATATGCCCGAAACTGGCGAGACAGGTGTACTTGTCTTGGCCGAGGTAACCCTCGATCTTCTGGCACTTGGCGGGGGATTCCACGATGATGAGCGAACGACCGGTGGAGCGGGCGGCGGAGGCGGCAGCGGTGGCAGCCGAGCCAGGGCGAGGAGGCGACGGCTTGATTTTATACTTGGGAGGCATTGTGTATGTAATTCTATATACAAAATACGCATTCAATTTTATACTTGTTTGGATTTCTTTGATTTGCGGTTATTCCTTTTACGACGTTGTTGTGTTTTACGCAGACGACGTTTTGATTGTTTTCTGTGGGAACCACCATTACGGGTTCCTGACAATTTCTTATCTGTAAGTACCTGGGTATATTGTTTTTTTAGTTCTTCGTACAGAGGCTTTATATCTTTATTCTGCCCGTCGTATTCACTCGTATTGAGTACATTTGTAACATTCTTCACAAACCATCTGGAATAAGCATCTTTTGTTGTAAAATCTAGGTTTTGTATGGCTTTAGTATCTACTAAGTTTTTATACGTTTGTATTATCCCTAATCGGCGTTTTATTTTCGTCTCATCGGAACTACCCGTTCCAAACACGGCCGCGTCGGACAATGTAGCGCGGTGAACGTCTAGATTCTGCGAGGCTAGTTCATCACCGAAAGACGTTAAATCATCAGGGTTTTTGTTTGACATTATATTTATATATATTATATAATTATTATATTTACAATGAATTTCCCCGCCAACGCCTCGGATGCCTCGGCATCCTCGGCCTGGTATAAATCTCTCAAGCAATCCCCCCTCACTCCTCCCAGTTGGGTCTTCCCCATCGCGTGGACCATTTTGTATATACTCATCATCGCATCCGGCGTGGTATTCCTCTCCGCCACCACCACCATCAGTGCCGGTATCAAATCCCGGGGATTCTTCTACTATTGCGCTGCGTGGGTTCTAAATCTCTCGTGGTCCCAGATCTTCTTCCGTTTTCAACGCCCCGACATAAGCTTTGTCGTAATTCTAGGAATGCTCGCGTTTATTGCGCTCAATATCCGCGCGTTTTATCCAGTGTCCCGCCTCTCGGCGTATTTACTCGTCCCGTATGTAGCGTGGGTGTCGTTTGCGACCTACCTAAATGGGTATATCCTCTTTATGAATCCTTTGCCTTCTGCGTCGTCGTTTGCTGCGCGGCCTTGAACTCCGCCCAGGTCAGCTTCTTCTCGGGAATCGCCGGTCGCGACGTCTTCGCCGATTTCGCAGCGGCACGCTTCTCCTTCGCAGCCTGCTCCGCGTCTAAATTCTCCGCCCGCTTCAGCGCACTATCCACATAGATACTTTTCAGGATTTTCCCGACTTTAAATGAACCCTCGTGTTGGTCTAGCTTCCCGTCCTCAATCTCTCGGAGGACGCGAATCATTTGTGTCAGGAGGTTTAGGTCAATCTCCCCCGATTTCAGGCGGTTGTATATATCCGTGTAATACGTAAAAAGAAAGGCGCAACGAGAGACGCAAATCGCATCAAATTGTTTGGGGTTGGATTTGGCTAAACGCCCGTAATCACGCCGGAGTTGAATCATTGTCGTCACATCTTGGTGAATTTGTGAACTGTGTTTGACACGGCGAATGACTTCGGTGTGGTCTTCAGTGCCGTTGGCTTCAATCAGTTTTTGAAGATGAATACGTTGTTCTGGGTCCATTATCGTCGTCGCGTCGTCGTCGTGGTCGTGGTCCTCGTGGTCGCCGTCGTGTATATATTACACAGACAGTATTTACATTGGTTTCAAACGCGTGCGATTATTTTACGATGATTATGTATAATAAAAAAATAGATAAATGTCGTTGAACGTTCAACAAGCACCACAAGTGCCAAGTTATACCGCGAGCTCAATCAGTGTCCCCGCAAATATCGCGACACCTCAAGCAACAATGGATTCTGTCAAGGCACAACAGGGGCAATTAAATGCGGTGAATACATTATCGGGGGGTCGCAAGCGCAAACTCGCCCGTAGCGCCCGTAGCGCCCGTAGCGCGTATATTCGCACCTATAAAGGTCGTCTATACACTGGCGCACAAAGAGGCGGCAACACTGGTGGCGCAATCGTCATTCCACAAGTGGGTTCACCGTGTTCAGGTGGAGCACAATGCGCCGGCGCACAAAACGCGCAATTTACCGCAATCCATAATCAAGCAAAGTCCAATAGCATCAATGACGCATACGCAACACAACAAGGCGGCGCAGTGCGTCGCAGCAAAAAGGTGCGATTCAGTCACGCGACGCAACGCCGCAGCCGCCGCCACCGCGGACATCGCCACGACCAATCTCTCACATCTATCATTGCCTATAATATCAAGAAGGTGATGCGCAAAGTGTTTGCGTGACGACCTCGACGACCGCGACGACTGCGACGACCGCGAACGGGATATTATATGCGTATACTATAACGGAAGACGATATTCGTCATAGTGTAACATACCAAAGAATGAAATCAGCCGATATCGCATTCACAATCCTTATTATTGTCGTATTTCTTGGTCTCTATCTATCCAATATTTTAGCAATTGGAATGAAAAGGGTGAAAGACAATTGGCCGTTATACCGTTGTAGTCCTGCTGTAATGCCATTTGCGAAATTATTCGGACACGATGTCCAAGATAACTTTATGCAGTGTATCCAAACCACCCAAAGCAGTTATATGGACTACTTGATGATGCCACTGAATCACGTGATTTCATTAGTGGGATCGGTTGCGACTAAAATCGTCAAGGACACCGAAAATATCCGCGGGTTCATTGGCGGGTTGCGCGATAAGATTATGTCGGTATTCAAGAACGTCTTCGGCATTTTCAATAATATCATCATCGGGTTTCAACGTATCATTATCGCAATGAGAGATTTAGTCAATAAATTGGCGGGTATTTTCGCAACATTGATGTTTGTAATGTCTAGCGCAATGATGGTGATGAAGAGTATGTGGGGAGGTATATTTGGCCAGATGGTGAGGTCGCTGAAGAGATAAGTTCGTCTCGCCTCGCTACGTCGCTTCGTCACTCGTCTCGCCTCGCTACGTCGCTTCGTCACTCGCCGAAGGCTCGCGACTCCGCGACTCCGCTCGGCGGTTTGTATCTCTCGCCGTATCCGCACAACATCTCTCGCCGTATCCGCACAACATCTCTCGCCGTATCCGCACAACATCTCTCGCCGTATCCGCACAACCGCCGAGCGGAGTCGCGGAGTCGCGAGCCTTCGGCGAGTGACGCAGCGACGAAGACGAGGCGAACCGATATTAATATATACCCCAATAATATAACACTCCCTCAACAATGGCATACGAACGTGGCGCCATTATGCTCGCGCATTCCGCGCTTATCGGTATCGCCATCTACCTGATGATGCGATTCGTCTTTAATCAACCCGCGCTTGTAGCGGAGGACCGCTCTATTGTTATTGCGGCATTTGTTCTCATCTATATGGTGATGTTCGGGCACGGTATGCCAGGCGCGATGAATAAGAATCTATCGTTTCTATAAGTATACCTACCGACATCACGAATAACGAATATCGGATATGGTGGATTCTATATTGTCATTTATCATATCCACGACAAAAGATTATTTCGTAGATTTAGGTTCATTATCTCAAAAAATAGGGGATAAAGCCCTACGACAAGCAGGTGAAACTGGCGGCAAATCATTTCTATCATCATTACTCGATTATGCGAAACAAGGGTCAGCCGGTCATCAAGAAAAACTAGATAAACTTCGAAAACAGCCCATTATTGAACGACTCAATTATTTATACGGGGATAAAACATTTACCGGACAATACGGTATCGATATTATTAAGGTATGTATTGTTATTTTTCTATTTGCCAGTGCAATCACCTATTTTCAAATCCAGAATAAATTACAAGAAGTCAAACTCAACTGGCCTGAATATCGGTGTCGCCCTGATGTGATGCCATTTGCTGGCTGGATTAACGCACCAGAAGGTGTCGCGCCGATGGATTATACGAAACAGAATTTCGCGGAGTGTAGCGCAAATCAGACGAAGGGTATTTTTGAACGCCCAATGAGTATGGTGTATACTATCTTCAACGTTGTAATGGGCATTTTCAAGAATATCCTCGAGGTCATTGAGAGATTTCGGTTGATATTGAATCGGATACGCGACACTGTTAAGAACATCTTTCTTGCCATCTTTAACCGAATTCAAAACATTATAATTCCCGTCCAAGTGATGTTAATCAAGATGGTGGACTTCTTTGAAAAAATAAAAGGTATATTGGCGACGTTTTTACTCACGTTTGTCGGTGTTTTATGGTCGTTTTATTCTCTCATCGGGTCCATTTACGAACTTGTAATTATTATTCTGGTCATTATGATTGTAGTTATTATTGTGTTGTGGTATATACCATTTGTAGGGTTTTGGCTTGCGATTGCGGCCATTGCGGTTTTTTTAACCATCGCAATTCCGTTGATTATGTTGGGAATCGTTTCGCGTCAAATCACGCGTCAACGAACCAGTCGTATTCCGTCGCCGTAATGGCCGTAATGGCCGTAATGGCCGTAATAAGGATTTAGGGTATTCGACCCGTGACCGACGACCGACGAATGAATAATTATCTATTCTTTTATTATATCAGAATTTACAGTATGAATTATAAACTCATTCTACTTCTTATCATCGCGTTGTTTATTGGCGCAAATCTCTTATGTAGTTGTTGCCGATACCCGGTGTTTGACTATATTATGGGCCGACCCAAACGCGAAGGTTTGATAGATAGTAAAGATGTTGGACCACCTGGTTCTACCGCATCTGTCAAGAAGGCTGAAAGTGATAAGGCAGCAGTTATGTCTAGCGGTCAACCTTTACCACCAGTTGTAGCTGCGGCTGCTTCTACTCCCACGGCAGGCAAGAAGGACGGGTTTGTTCTTCAGAATGGTCTTAATATTGTAAATGGTCTTATTGGTGGCGGTCCTCCTGCTCGCATAGAACAAATTACTGTTTCTTCCGGAAAAGGAAAGGAAGGTATGGCTGTAATGGGGTCTGACATCAATGAAGTTCAAAACGGCGACATTGCCGGAATGTGGGTCACCAAAGCGAATACGTATGCCTCTGAATTTGGTTATGGCATCATCAACAACACTGGTAGCGCATATACCGCGGATGAACCCCTGAAGAACGGTGAGATGGTTATCTTTGCCAAGAATAAGTTCAAGCCCGAATGCTGCCCTGCGCCGTATTCCTCTAGCACAGGTTGCGTGTGTATGACCCCTGAACAAATTCATTTCTTGAATACCCGTGGTGGAAACCGCACCTCTGATTCGGGCGTCTAAGGACACAGGCCCGCCGGGCCGGGCCGTCCCCGAGTTTTGTTCACATCGCGTTCATATTCAACGCAATGTGAAAAAATTGAAATGCTTTTCCAAGAGGAAGACATATGGTAGCGAAAGCAAAGACACGACAATAACAATGTTCACGAAATTTGTAAACGGAGCAAATCAACTCAAGCAATACATTCAAGAAATACAAGACCTTACCAATGGAATACAATCAGAACTAAATGCCGATTTGGAGCGCCCAGCCGCCATTGTTGAGTTCAATCCAATCTGTCGCCCGGAACAAAATGCGCTGGCTCAAAGAAGCGTTCTCGAACACCAGTGGTTGGTCTGCGAACTCATCGGCGCCAGCAACGTTTGCGGAGGAGGAGGATGCGTGGTCAACAGACACGAAATGAAAATACAAGACATTCTTCAAGAATTGGAAGATTTACGCAAGATGCTCGTGAACGCCAAACAAGAGAAAAAAACCGACATCGTGCGCATCAAGGCCGCGATTCAAGAACTTTACACGGTCTTACCCCGTGCCGAGTTTGAAGAATTCGGAGGCGGATTCGTTGAAATCAGCACACCAGACAATCACCCGACTATCGTGAAAATGCGCGAACTCATCACCCGCAGAAAACAAAACTACAAGACGGTTCGTCGTCAGATTTTGAAACAGGTCGACCGAAAGCTGGCGGAACTGCGCAAATACATTGTCGGATACAAAACTGAAGCGGAAACTGTCGTCGGGCGGGTTATTCATCACGCCGAACAATGCCGCGCGTTTATTCGTGCTTGTCGCAAACACGCACTCATTGAGTTTGCCGCGTCGGAATGGTGGCGCGCAACTCATTACTCTTGGGAACACTGTAAAGGCCGGCAGGCGATGGAGGTTGATGATGTGGCGTCTGTGACAATGTGTGAATACAAATTCAGTCTTACACCACTGCCACTGCCACTGCCACTCCCGAAATGGTCCGATGACAACGAGGACGACAAATGTTCGCAGTTTATCATCACGACGACGACGACGATGACGACGACGGCAGCCGGCGGGATGGAAGATGAAGAACTAGAACAAGAACAAGAAGTGGCGCGATACACGGTGACGAAAGAATTCGAAGACATCATACTTACACAGGAGGCCATTGAAGCGTTTGAATGGGAGGAAGCACAAATGTGGTATTACACACAACAACAAGCCTGCGGTAGTCTCGATGACGCTGCCGCAGACGACCACGACCACGACCACGACCACGACCACGACCACGACCACGACCACGACGACGACGACGACGCTATGGAGGAGTAAATATTTGGACATTTGGACGATTGATTAGAGAAGAACTAAGAATAACGAAACGACGACACACACAGGTAAACCAGGTACGTTTTTTATTCAGAAAAAAAAGGCACTAACTACTGTGCCTCTACATTACCTCTCCTTTTTACAAATACAAACTCAGATTCATCCGCTTCTCTTCACTCGCCTGCTTCACCAGCTTGTCCACCACGTCGTTTGACATCTGAAACGGGAACGCGACTTTCAACGACATTTCTTTCTCAAACAGCGGCGTGTCCGGCTTGATGAGACGATATAAGTTCAACTTGCGATGAACGACTTCCAAGCAACGCTTCAAATTGCGAACACCTTGTTCGCCTTCCGTGTAGTTCTCCACAATGTGTTCGATGACTGCGTCGGGAATCACGATATCCCCTTCCCGAAATCCGACTTGTGCGCAAATCTTGGGGATGAGATACTTCTGTGCGATTTGCGTCTTGTCCTTCTTGTTGTATCCTGTCGTGTTAATACGATACATCCTGTCAAGCAGAATGGGGTTCACCTTGCTTTCATCATTGTAGCTGAAGATGAAGAGACACTTGCTTAAGTCAAAGTCGATTTCCGCAAAGTAGCGGTCGTGGAACTGTGAGTTCTGACTCGTGTCGGTAAGGTGTGTCAGGATACCGACGATTTCCTCGCCCTTCGCCGTCTCGCTGATTTTGTCGAGTTCGTCAAAGTAGATGACTGGATTCATCGACCCACACTGGATGATGATTTCCACGATTTTGCCCCAGGTGCTGCCTTCGTAGGTGTAGGAGTGGCCCTCCAAGAAACTGCTGTCCGTCGCACCACCCAGCGCAATGAAGGCGAAATCGCGGCCGAGGATTTTGCTGATACCCTCCTTCACGAGCGACGTCTTGCCGGTTCCCATCGGACCTTTGATGGCAATGGCACTTCCCATTGCGGCGGGGTTGGAAATCCACTGACCGACCATCTGCATAATCTGGAGCTTCGCGTCATTGAGTCCGTAGACGGCGGTGTCAAGCGTGGTCTTGGACGCCTCCATAAACTCGCTACAACGCGCCAGTCCGTCTTCGATGGTGAGTGGGAGATTCTTGGTTTTCCCGAAGGGGATTTTCATAAAAGTGTCGACCCAGTTCTTCACCTTGTAATACTCGCCGCATCCTGGCTCCATATGACGAAGCGAACTGATTTTGCGCATCGCGATGGCCTTGAATGCGATTGGGATGTCGGTCTCCAGAAGGGAAAGCCGGTAGGGTTTCTGAATAATGCTCACTGCGTGGATTTGCTTCAAGTCTGCGATGACTTTCTGCTGCTCGGCGCTGGTCATATGACGGCGGAAATAGCGGAGGTCGTTGGTTGAATTCTTCTTTCGAAGGAGCGTTTTGAACTCTTTGACGTTCAACTTGTCTCGCTTTTTCTCGTCATTGCGAAGTTGGCGCTCAATGTCCGCTTGCTTTTGCTTGACCTCTTCCAGTTGTTTCTTCATAAACTTGTTGTTCCCGAGAGTCTGATTCGTCGCCATCGTCTCGGTGAGTGATTGAATCGTTTCCTTGATTTCGGCGAGTTTCTTCCTGTTTTTTTCGCAACGCTGATCCATCTCTTTCTGATGATTCTTGTGTCGCGCGATTTCGGCTTCACTGCTTGTGTCGCTTGCGTCGCTTGCGTCGTCACTGTCTTCGTCGTCGTCCTCGTCGCTGTCATCATCGCTGTCTTCGTCGCTGTCTTCGTCGCTGTCTTCGTAATCACTGTCGTCGTCTTCGTCATCGTCTTCTTCGTAATCACTGTCGCTGTCGTCGTCACTCTCGTCATCACTGGCTTCGCTGCCATTGTCGTCGTCGTCGCGTTCACTGCTGTCTTCATTTTCACTTCCAGTATCGTCATTTTCCTCACGGTCGTCTTCTTCTTCTTCTTCTTCGTATTCATCATCACGGCGACGGCGACCGTGGTGGTGGTCACGACGGCGACCATCCTTTTTTTTGTTTTCTTTTTCACCACCACGACGACTGGCAATCGCGGCGGCAATCACGGACGAGGCGAGCGCGTCTGCGATTTTGCCAACGACCATATTTGCCGCCTCTGTCGTCTTCGCCTTTTTTGCGACGGCATTCTTTTTGTTGGTTTTGCTGCCGCTGCTGCCACGGATGATGCGTTGTCTTTCGTGGACGGGTGACGATGTTTCTTGTCCTCCATCCGATTCAGAACCGGATGACGATGAGTCCGTGTCAGATTCAGGGAATCCTTTATTGCGGTCTTCGTCATCACGATGCTTCTTATACACGGGCTTGCCACCGAGGATACGGATGATGGCGCTATTCTTGTTATTCTTCTTGATGGTAAATGGTGACATATTGATTGTTCTTGTTATTGTTCACGTGAGCACTGAGATAGATGATGAATCCGAAAAACGATTTCAATTTTATTCCGTTTATCGTCTCACTGCGCGCAGTGAGACGGAATAGGATTCAAATAACGGATTCCCGACAAAATTGAAAACAATCTAAATATTATTGTAGGTATATAAGAAGACCGAACTCAAAAGGTTTCACATAATGGCGACATCAAATGCAATGACTCCCGTTTCAAAAATCATTGGGGTTCAATTTAGTATTATGTCACCTGAAGAAATATTGAAAGGCTCTGTCGCAGAAATAACCAATCGCGAAACCTATGTGAATAACAAGCCGGTGATTGGTGGTCTTTTCGACCCACGAATGGGACCGATTGACCCTGGTGTCGTCTGCCCAACAGACGGTCTGGATTATATGAAGTGTCCCGGATACTTCGGACATATCAAGCTCGCTCGCCCTGTCTTCTATTATCAATATCTAGGAACAATTATCAAGATTCTGCGCTGTGTCTGTATCAAGTGTAGTGCTCTACGAATCAGCAAATCCGCGAACAAACAGTTCCTTTCACTGTCAGCTGACGAGAGATGGAGCCACGTATTCCGCGTGGCCAGTAAAATCAAGCGTTGTGGTGAAGATACCGAGACCGGATGCGGGTGCCTTCAGCCCACCAGGATTACAATGAAGGCAGGCCTCGGCAAAATTTACGCGGAATGGGACAATGTCAAAGGAATTTTAGAGGAGACGACGGCTACCACTTTGGCAGGAAGCGCAGCTGAATCCGACAAGGATGGTTCACTTTCAATGAAACTCACCCCCGAAATCGTGATTAAAATATTCCGCAGAATCAGTGATGAAGATGTTGAATTTATGGGGTTCAGTCCAGTGTTCTCACGTCCTGACTGGATGGTATGTCAAGTTCTCGCCATTCCGCCTCCCGCTGTCAGGCCGTCAGTGAAGATGGACGGTTCCCAGCGCAGTGAAGACGACATCACGCATATCATTGTGAATATCATTAAGGCCAATACGACGCTTCAAGACAAAATCAACGAAGGCGCGCCTGCAAATGTCATCGATGGATGGCATATGATGCTCCAGTATTACGTCGCTACCCAAGTCAACAACAATATTCCTGGTTGCGCACCCGTCGCGCAGCGGTCAGGTCGCCCCCTGAAATCCATCCAAGAACGTCTGAACGGGAAGACTGGGCGCGTCCGCGGGAACCTGATGGGAAAACGTGTTGATTTTTCGGCGCGTTCAGTGATTACACCTGACCCCAATCTCTCCATTCGTGAACTGGGTATTCCGTTGAAAATTGCGAAGAATATCACGAAGCCAGTGGTCGTCAATGACCGGAATAAGAGATTCTTGCTTCGGTTGGTTCGCGCAGGCCCGGATGAGTATCCTGGCGCGAAAATCCTGGAGCGGAAGACGGGCGAATCCATTTCGCTTCGTTATGCTGACCGGGCGAATATTATGCTGAATAACGGCGACATCGTTCATCGTCATATGATGGACGGCGACGCTATCCTCTTCAATCGTCAACCCACACTTCATAGGATGAGTATGATGTGTCACATTGCGCGCGTGATGTATCAGGGTGATACGTTTCGTATGAATGTGGGTTGTACGAAACCTTATAATGCGGATTTCGATAAACATCTCTGTCGGAAACAGGAGGCGTGAAAAGCGTGTTACCTCCTAGTCTTTTGGAAAATATATTCCAAAGGGCGAAACACCTTGTTGCTGGAAACCCCTTAGAGTCTTTACTACCACTTTCGGATGGAAACATCTGCGAGGAACTCGTTTAATTGACGAACCCAACGGTAATAATGTAAAGAATTGGGCAATC